GACATGGTGCTGGACAGAATCAAGAATGGCACTTCAAAAGAACTGATTGAGCAGCTCAGGTCAATTCAAGACCCAGAGCAGCAGAAAGACTTTAAGCTGAACAAGCTGCCTCTTATCTGCTTCTCAGGACAGTTCACAAGAAGAGCAGCCGTGGCCTTCAAGAAAGCCTCCGGTTTAGCAATTATGGACTGGGATGATGTCCAACCTGACCAGCTCAGAGACTTGCAAACCATCATCATTTCTGAGCCTTACACCTATGCTTGCTGGGTTTCTCCAAGGGGAGGCCTGAAAGCACTTATGCGGATAGCCGATGCCGAAAAGTACAAGGAGCAATATGAGGCACTGCTGGATTACTTTAATGCGATCACGATTGACTATTGCCAGGCAGACAAGGCCAACAAAGACATAGCCAGAGGCTGCTTTGAAAGCTATGACCCTGACCTATACATCAACAAGGAGGCAATACCATTTAAGCTCTACATCCGGCATGAGCGATTACAGATGCCTACCTATGAGAGTAAGGTTGAGCTTATACCTAAGATTTTGAAATGGACAGCCTCAAAGAACCAATACTTCCAAGATGGACAGAGAAATCACTTCATCTTATGCTTTGCTGGAGCTTGCTGCCGATTTGGTGTTGATCAATATGATTGCCTAGCCTTCTGTGATAATCAGTTCCTGGCAAATGATACCAGCTTCAGCCGAAAGGAATGTGAGCAGACCATAGCCAATGCCTACCGATACTGGGCCAATCAATTTGGCACTGCTGAAATGACTGCCGGGAAAGTCATTGACAGCAAGACATTGATGGAAATTGATGTTGCTCCTCCTGCCGAGCTATTTGACACTTCAATACCAGCTAAAGATGTTGTCTATGGAAGTTCAGTAATGGACAAGGCTCTGGACTTGCTTGAGAATGGCTTACCATTTCTTGACAACATAGGCATCCCTATCCTTGATGATTTATTTAAGTTCAGGAGAGGAGAGATTACACTTTTGTCCGGTCATGGCAATCATGGAAAGTCCAGCATAATGAAGTTTATGATGCTCTGCCATGCTGCACTGTATGGGCGTAAGTTTGCCATCTTCCCGCCGGAGGACAATCCTGCCGAAATGTTTTATCATGATCTGGTTGAAATGCTGCTTGGTCAGGAATGCTCACCAAAAAGCAACAACAGACCCACTAAGGAAGGCTATGAGAAAGCATACCGTTGGGTAAGTGACCATTTCTTCTACATCTATCCAGAAACGGAAAGCCCGACTCCAGCTTACATCAAGCAGCGATTTCTAGAACTAATTATCAAAGAGAAAGTTGATGGCTGCGTGATTGACCCATTTAACCAGATGGACAATGACATTAGTAGAGCCGGAGGAAGAGATGATCAATATCTGAGCCAAGTCTTAGGTGACTTTTCCCGCTTTGCGAACTCAAACAATGTTTATTTCTTTATCCTGAGCCATCCGAAAGGAGGCAGCAAAAAGAATAACCAGGAGAACTATCCATGCCCAGATGTTTATGATTTAGCCGGAGGTGCGATGTGGAATAATAAAATGTGGAACATCCTTATTTATCATCGGCCTTTATTTTACACTCATCCAAATGACCCTACCTGTGAGCTGCACACTAAAAAGATTAAGCGGAAGGAAGTAGGCAAAAGAGGCTTTATTCAGTTTGAGTACAACTATCCAAAGCGCAGGTTTATGTTTAATGGAGGTGACCCTATGAACAGAATTTTGGGTCTTCTGAACTTAAATGCTTACTTGCCTACTCCCGAAATTTTAGCTCCGGACTTAAACGATAATTTCAACATAGATGACCTTCCTTTCTAGTGTAAATATAAGCCAAGTGCCTGCCCAATGGGAGGGCCGAAGCACCTATTCCAATGATTTAATTTACTCACTAAAAGAAACAGACATGAACAAGCAAGATTGCCAGGATTACCTAGGCCGAAAAATTACACAACTAAAAAATAAGCTAGATCAGACTGATGCCGCAAAAGGGCATAAGCGAAGGTGGTCTAATCAGCTTGAAGTCTATGAGGCAATTTTGAAATACTTATCTTTGCCTAAACTTTAAAATTATGCCACTAAAGAAAGGTTACTCAGCTAAAACAGTTAGCTCAAACATCAAGACCGAGATGAAGGCAGGCAAGCCTCAGAAGCAGGCCGTAGCCATCGCTCTGTCTATGGCTAAGAAGGCTAAGAAGACAGCTAAGAAAAAATAATAAACCACAAAACAAGGGGCGAAAGCCCGGTACTAAAATTATGGCAGCACCTAAAGGAAATCAATGTTGGCAGCTTAGGTTGAAGCATGGGCTAGATGGTAGATTCAAAACTCCAGAGGAAATCCTTGAGAACTTTGAACAGTATGTTCAGTGGGCAGAGGAAAATCCACTGATTGAGGTTGATTTCAGAGGTAAGGATGCAACTGAGGTCAGGCTACCAAAAAAAAGGCTGCTCACGAAGGAGGGCTTTGCACTTGCTTGTGGCTTCTCCTGCTGGACTAAGTTGTCAGAATATAAGACCAAATCAAAAGACTTTGGTAGTGTCTTTACACGCATAGAGCAGGCCATCTACACCAGCAAGCTGGAAGGGGCTGCATCTGGGCTATTCAACCACAACATCATCGCAAGGGATTTGGGGCTAATGAACCAGGAGCAAGTGAACATGCAAGTGGTTGAAGTGATTAAGCCAAGGCCAAACAAGAAGGGAGCAGAGCAGGAGGCTGATGCCGAAGGTTGATTTGTCAAGTCCTGACCTTTGGCAGGAGAAATACCTTGATGCAGTAACTGACCCAAAGACCTACAACATCCTTTGGGGCGGTGCAGGAAGTGGCAAGAGCCAGACCATGATTCAGCTATTTCTGGCTGAGATATGCGACAATAAGGCCAACCAATTCCAGACCTTTTTTGTCATACGCAAAGTAGCTGCCACAATCAGGAACTCAGTCTTTGCTGACTTCAGGAACAAGATTAGCCAATGGGGGCTAGACAAGCTCATTAAGGCCAAGACAGGCTACATGGAGCTTCAGTCAGGCACTAACAAGATTGTGTTCCTTGGCTGTGATGATCCTGAGAAGCTGAAGTCATTGAGCCAGGCTAAGTACATCTGGATTGAGGAAGCTACTGAGCTTACTCTGGAGGACTTCACTCAGATAACTCTGCGACTCAGGGGCAAGTCAGAGCATCCAAAGCGATTCTTCCTGACCTTTAATCCAGTCAGTGATAGCCACTGGATTAAGAAGCGGTTTTTTGACGATGTTCCTCCAAAAGAGGCCAACCAGGTACTCCGGCTGCATGGCACTTACAAGGATGCCATAGACTTCCTCGATGATGAGTATGTGACTAGGATGGAGGCACTCAAGTCAGTGAGCCAGACTTACTATGAGGTCTATGCCCTTGGGCAGTGGGGCATCTGGGATAGGGAGTCGCTTTTTGCGACCTCATTCGACTTCAGCAGGCATGTCTATGATGGCTACATCAAGGCCTCTCCAGCTCACAATCTCTACCTTGCCTTTGACTTCAACGTGACTAATACCTGCGTAGTTGCACAGTACATCAAGAACTCAGATGAGAGCATGTACTATGCCACCATCAATGTCATCAAGGTCTATCGCATTGGCGATCTAGCTGGCCTGTGCCAGACCATTAAGCAAGAGTTTCCTAACATGACCTACATCATCAATGGTGATGCCTCCGGCTCTGCTCGTAATGCGTTCACAATGGACAACATCTCAGCCTATGCCCTCATCAAGAACTACCTGCAGGTAAATGACATGCAGCTTCAGGTAGCTAAGTCTAACCCTAGCCACATAGCCAGCAGGCTAGTGACAATCCTAGTTCTTCAGAAGGCCAAGGTTCAGATAAGTGGCAAGCGATGTGAGGAGCTTGTAACTGACCTGAAGGAAGCCAAGGTGGACAGGCAGGGCAGCCTTGACGCATGGAAGAATAAGAACCCAGACAAGTCTCATGCTCTGGATGCCTTTAGGTATTTTATTTTCTCTAACTTTGCTGAAATTACAAGCAACTTTAACCTCGAGAAGTATGGCACTATGCTGCAGTGATTGTTTTAAGGTCTGTGAGCCGCTTAACGGTTGCCCTTTTGCTTTTTACATCGCTGTGCCACCGACTTACACCGAGGCTGACATAGTCATTAAAATCACTAAGCCAGGAGTGAATGTCATCGTTGAGCAGCTCTTGACCATTGACATTGAGGGCTTCATTGAAATTGACTTGACAGCAATGCCTGAAGGATTCATCAATAGCTATGGTGGGCAATATCACATCAGCTTCTATGAGCCGGGCAACAATAATCCATACATCTTTATGCCGACTGATGGCAATGAGTATGATAGCATCTGCCTGAGCTTTGCCACTACTTACAGCAATCAGGAGGATAACATTTTAGTCTTAAATATTTTCGGTTAAACCAATGAACAATGACTTTAAATCAAATTGTGGAGGTAAGCGCAGAGGCTGCTGCATTATCCAACTACCACACGATGACCAGCCTGATGACCTTACTGCTGATAGCCTTCCTAAGCGCAGGCTTTTCCTTGTTTCTGGACTACTTTCTGGAGGATCATCCGATTGGACAGTGGTATCTGTTGCAGATTCAGAAGCTACCGACCTTCTGGGCCAAGCCACTAGGTGAATGCCCATTCTGCTCAGGAGCTTGGCAGTTCCTGGTTATCTCATGCCTTATCTTTGACTATCCATTCTATCTATGTTCAATTTATTTAGGCGCAAATCATCTGTGCCTCCTGCTGCTGAACAAGTGGCAAAAGAAACTCCTCTACAAGCAGAAAGTGGCCGAATACTTTACAGGGGAGTAGCTCCTGCTGACCGCTGGGATCAGATTGAATTTGCTTTCACATCTGGTGGAGTCAATTACTTTAAGTTCGTATCTGAGGTCAATGTGCCATTCCAAAGGGCAGTGGCTGCTCGTGACATCTTTACAGAAGAACTCTGGCAGATTAACCCAGACTTCCTGAGGGGCTGGAACAATGGCCTGATTAACCTGCTCATGGACAAGAAGAAAAAGGATGATAAGAAGCTGTATGAGATAGGGGTAATGGCCTCAAGACTAAAGGAGCAGATGGAGATGTCTGTGAGCCTACTGAGGCAGCTGAAGCTGGCAACGGTTGTTTACTTTGATGAGCAGGAGAATCCACTCGACTATCAGTACCCATACAACAAGCAGAAGCTGGAGCATTGGATGAAGCATAATGATGTTCAGGGTTTTTTTTTGAATCTGCCGGAGTACGCCTATCTGCCCTCTTTGACAGAGTACAGCACGAATTTCCCGACCTATTTGCAGGCCGAAACTCTTCAAAGCCTAAACTCCCTGAAACACATTATTGGACTGCAATCACTAGACAGCACAGACTTAGATTTGATGAGCAGTTTAGAGTCTCAGGTGGAGATCCTCAGCGAGCTAAATTCCTGGTCGAAAGGCCAATCTATGAATACTATTTAATTGTAAGCAGCTATATTGCAGCGCAGAAATCCAGAAAGGGTAAGGGATAGATTTGTTTAGTTTTTCATAATTGCGAAAAGGCCACTGATATTCGGTGGCTTTTTTAATTGCTATCTTTGGGCCATGGCTACTATTTCGACTAATGACATCAAGATCAGGTATGACATTGACCTGAGCAAGCTCCAGCAGGCTACATCTGAGTTCGATAGGATTACAGCAGAGGAGAGGCAGTTGCTGGCTGAGCTGGGCAAGCTCAAGAAGCAACTTGATGATGTCGGGGATAAAGCCAAGAAAGCGGGCAAAGACACTGGCGATGCCTTTGGCGGTATGGGTGCAGTGGCTGCCAAGGTTGGGCCAATCATAGCCGGGATATTTGCAGCAGATAAGATTGTAGGCTTCACTAAAGAAGTATTAGCTGTCACTGCTGAGTTTCAAAAGCTTGGGGCAATCTTAAAGAATACACTTGGAAGCAATAGTGCAGCCCAAGGTGCATTAACCAGGATTCAGGAGTTTGCTGCTCAGACTCCATTCTCAGTTCAGGAACTTACTCAGTCATTTGTTAAACTAGCCAATCAAGGCTTTACTCCGACCAATGCTCAACTTAGGAAGCTAGGAGACCTAGCCAGCAGCACAGGTAAGAACTTTGACCAACTTACTGAGGCCATCATTGATGCTCAGACCGGAGAGTTTGAGCGATTAAAAGAGTTTGGCATCCGGGCAAGTAAGGCAGGAGATCAAGTTACATTTACCTTTAAGGGAGTTCAGACACAGACTAAGTTCACCAATGAGGCCATCCGTGAATACTTGCTTTCATTGGGTGATTTACAAGGAGTAAGTGGCTCAATGGCTGCCGTATCTGGTACATTAGGCGGTCAAATCAGCAACCTTGGAGATGCTTGGGACAGCCTACTTAATAGCATAGGCACTAGACTAGCTCCGGTTTTCTCTGGAGCTTTAAAACTTACTGCAGAATTTCTGGGTGCGCTCAATGATTTATTTAAAGGTGATGAGCAAAAGGCTAAAGAGTTTTTAGGCAGTCAATACACAGCTTACACGGAGTTCTTTGCCAATACTTCAGATGAGGCCTTAAAAAACATTGAAGTAAATTCTAGGCGCAACATTGCCATCAAGGAGAAGGAGCTTAAAGATTTAAAGGCAAAGGCAGCAGAAGAAAGAGCAATAAGAGAGCAAGTAGCTGCTGAATCTAGGGTTGCAGTTGATATTGGGGCTGGTAAACTTGAAATTTTGGCTCAAAAGGAAGAAAAGTATTTGACAGCTCTCAAAGCTCAGAACCAAGCTGCTGTTGATGAAATTAATAAGAGAGCCAAAGCAGCACAAGCAGAGAGTGATGTAACAGAGAAACAAATTAAGGCTGAATATCAGGCAAGGCTAAAGCTCCTTGAGCTTGAGAAGCAGCAGCAAGTCCTGATGGCTCAGCTCAGAGGGTCTAAGCTGGGTGAGATTGGGGCTGAAAGAGTATTCCAGGAGGCAGTCTATCAGCTTAAAAAGGAATACAGTACTAAGAACATTGGCATTATTGAGGATGAGGTCAAGGTAGCCAAGCTCCAGCGAGATAAGGCAGCAAAGGATTTTGAGGATGCGGCTAAAAAAGAGTATCTGACAGCCATAACTCTGGAGGATCAGATTGCCAAGGCTAAGAAAGCAACAGCAACTAACGAGGAGAAGCTCTATGAGGATAGATTGAAGGGAATGAAAGACTGGCAGAAGGCCTATGAAGACAATCTAAAGAGGGAAATCGAGAAGGAGAAAGAGGCTGCTAGAATTAAAGAGGAAATTAGAAATAAAGCATTTGAATTAGGTCAGACTCTGCTAGATGGTGGGTTTAGCATCTATCAAGCTAGGCTAAACAATGAAATGACTTTACTCCAGCGCAGGTATGACTTAGAAATTCAGCTTGCTGGTGGCAATCAACAGAAGATTGATGAGCTTAATCAGCAGAAGGCTGAGAAGGAGAAAGAGATTAGGACAAAGCAATTTAAGGCTGAGCAAGCAGCATCAGTTGCCAGAATCTTATTTAGTTTAGGAGAGCAGCTTATTAAGTATGCACCAAATCCAGCTACAGCTCCATTAGCTGTATTAGCCGGGGCAATAGCAGCAGCTCAAATAGGAATTATTGCTGCCCAGCCTGTGCCTGAGTTCGCAGAAGGTACTAAGGGCAAGCCATTCAAGGGAGGCAAGGCCATAGTCGGTGAGCGAGGGGTGGAGAAAGTTGTGACTGAGTCGGGCAAGGTTTATTTCACTCCGGCATCTGCAACCTTGGTGGATCTGCCTAAAGGCTCACAAGTAATACCTAACCATGCGCTCAGCAGGCAAGAGCTATTCCTGGCTAACCACTATGCCAACCGCAACAGCAGCTCAGGCTCTCCGGTGGTGGGTGAGATAAGAGAGCTGGGAAGCATCTTAAAAAGCCTACCTATCACTCAGCTCAGCATGGATGAGCGAGGCTTTGAGAAGTTCATAAGGACACCACGAAGGACAACTAAAATACTGAATAATAGATTCAGGACTGATTCATGAGGTTATTGGTTTAGATTAGACTAGTGTAAAGAGCCTCTGCATTGCAGGGGCTTTTTCTTTTTACCTTTGCGCTATGGCAGGATGGAAATTTTATCTGAATGGAACTGAGGTAGAAGAGCCTATTGGCTGGGATGCAATCGAATTCACAGCGGTCAGGATGGAGAGTCATGGCATTGACCAGCCATTCAGTACTGAACTAAGGTTCTACAATAAGGGCGCAAAGCTCATCAAGGACTTGTATGATGTGCAATTCATCAATGCCGAGATAGCCATTAAAATCACTTCTGATGTGGGTTACAGCGGCTCACTTTATGAATTTGAAGGCA